AGAGCCAATCTTTGGTTTAAGATTGGTAGTCATGTTGATATTCCTATTGAGCGTGGTGAAGAAATGGAGATTATCAATATGATTGCGGAAACTGAAACGTTTGCTGACGTTTTGATTGTTGCTGAACAACTTTATAGGTTTTGTAAGCAACAAAAAGAGAATGAAGAGAAAGTCGATGATATTGATTCTCAAGAACAACAAGGAGATTCTCAATCTCCTGCTAGCGAACTTGTAGATAGTAATAGCTCCTCTTCAGAAGAAGAGGGTGAGAGTGATAAGTCATCTCCTCAAGATTCTGAGGGTGATAGTGGTGCTTCTAATAATGATGGAATTCCCTCAAGTTCTGCTGGAAACAGTGGTGAGCCTGAAGTTCGTACTGCTGATTCCTTGGAAGAAAAACTTCGTGATCTTGTGAACAGCGAAGGTTGTGATAACGTTTATGTTGAGATTCCTCAAGTGAATCTTGATACTATTATTGCTAAAAACGCTGACGTGCATAAAGAGATTAATAATTCTTTCTTGCATCAAGAAAAAAATCATAAGAAACATGCTGAAGAGAAAGGATTTCCCGCTCTAAATCTTTTTAATCAAGTTGATATTGAGTTCTACAAGTTCAAGAAGTCTGCTCAGAAAGAAGTCAACTATCTGGTAAAAGAGTTTGAATGTAAGAAGGCAGCAGATTCTTATGCCCGTGCCACTACTGCTCGCACTGGTGTCCTGGACTGTACCAAACTCCATACCTACAAATATAATGAAGACTTGTTCAAGAAAGTCACCACTCTTGCTGATGGTAAAAATCATGGATTGGTATTCGTTCTTGACTGGAGCGGCTCAATGTCTGAGGTGATGCCTGACACCTGCAAGCAACTTTTTAATCTTGTTTGGTTCTGCAAGAAAGTTTCTATTCCTTTTGAAGTTTATGCTTTTACTGGTGAATGGCGTCGCAGTGAATTTGATTATGAAACTGGTAAGCATCTTGCCGTAGAAGTAACTCCTCATTATACGAAAAAAGAAGGATTGCTTAACGTTGAAGAAATGTTTTCTATGATGAACATTCTTACCAGTAAAGTTTCTGGTAAAGAACTTGAAAATCAAATGCTCAATATTTGGCGTCTTGCTGTTTGTTTTGCGAACACCTATCGTTGTTTGTATACTTATTCTAACCGTATGTCTCTTTCTGGAACTCCCTTGAATGAAGCAGTGATTTCTCTTCATCAGATTCTTCCAAAGTTTCAAAAGGAAAACAAACTTCAGAAAGTTCAGTGCATTATTCTGACTGATGGTGAAGCAAATCAAATTCCCTATCATGCAGAAGTAAACCGCCATTGGGAAAAACAAAGTTACATCGGCTGCCGCAGGTTGATTCCTGGAAAGTCTTTCCTTCGCGATCGTAAACTTGGAACAACTTATAGTGTTGGTTATGGGTATCATGAATTTACTGATACTCTTCTCAAGAATCTGAAGGATAATTTTCCCTATATGAACTTTATTGGTATTCGAGTTCTTGAAAGTCGAAATGCTAATCGGTTCATTCAACTTTATCATTCTCAGGAGGATAAGCAGTATGATAAAATTCAGAGTGACTGGAGGAAACTTAGGAGTTTTACTATTACCAACTCTGGATATGATGCATACTTTGGATTGTCCGCGACTGCATTGGCTCAAGATACTGAGTTTGAAGTTGCTGAGGATGCTACCAAGTCTCAAATCAAATCCGCATTTGTCAAATCTCTCAAAACCAAGAAACTAAATAAGAAAGTTCTTGGTGAATTCATTTCTCTAGTAGCATGAAAGAAAACTGGAAAGAAATCGCAATCGCATCAGAAAAGGATCCTAAAGTATTGCAAATTCTCAAAGAAGGAGCAAAATCATTATCGCAAGCATATTTACTACAAGCTATGCGATACAAGTATGGACAGTCTGGGAAGTGACATGAGGGGGGGCGAGAGCCCCCCTTTTTGCTCTATAATAAAGAAGTTCAAACGAAACACGCATGGCACTTTCTTCTGATTATATCCGCACTTCTCTTCAAGCACTTTATGGCAATAAAATTACCAGTGCTGACATTAAAGCGTGGTGTAACATTAATGATTCTAACTATCAAACTGTAACAAAGAAGATTGATGACTACAAAGTTGGCCGTGGTAAATGGAATCTTGAAGTGACAAAACAAAAGGTGGAAGAAATCGAACGTACCTTCCAAGCACCCGCTGTAGTTCCTCCTGTAGAGCAAAACCTTATTCCTGCAAAAGATGATACCTTCGTCAAGTTTGGTAACTTTGGTGATATTAAAAAAATTATTCAGTCCCGTCTCTTCTATCCTACGTTCATTACGGGCCTTTCGGGTAACGGTAAAACGTTCAGTGTGGAGCAAGCGTGTGCTCAACTCAAACGTGAACTGATTCGTGTAAACATTACTATTGAAACTGATGAAGATGATCTCATTGGTGGCTTCCGTCTTGTTGACGGTGCCACAGTCTGGCACAACGGTCCCGTTGTGGAAGCCCTCCAACGAGGTGCCGTCCTGCTTCTTGACGAAATCGACCTCGCTAGCAACAAAATCCTTTGCCTCCAGTCAATTCTTGAGGGGAACGGTGTCTTCCTCAAGAAGATTGGCAAGTTCGTTACGCCCGCCGATGGTTTCCAGATCTTCGCAACGGCAAACACAAAGGGCAAGGGGAGTGACGACGGTCGATTCATTGGGACTAACGTGCTCAATGAAGCTTTCCTAGAACGATTCCCCGTCACTTTTGAGCAGTCCTATCCTGCCCCTGCAACTGAGCAGAAAATTCTTGAAGGTGTTGCTCTGGACTTGGGTGTAGAGGACAAGGATTTCTGCAAGCGTCTGGTGGATTGGGGTGACATCATCCGTAAAACTTTCTATGACGGTGGTATTGAGGAAATCATCAGCACTCGCCGCCTTGTCCACATTATTCGTGCTTACAGCATCTTCCAAGATAAAGCAAAAGCAATTCAAGTTTGTGTGAACCGTTTTGATGATGAAACCAAACAGGCATTCTTGGAGCTGTATGACAAAGTGGATGCTGATTTCCAAATGCCCATTGACGAGCAATCTCAACTTTGATATAATTGAAAAGAGGTTATTATGACTTACAGCACAATGTCTGAAAAAGATGATATCGCCATTCTTGGTGGTACAAGTGAAACAACTGAAAAAGACTGGAATGATTTCTGGGCAGAAGACGGTATTAGTTTGACTGGAAATCCAGGCCCGTATGCAGCAGATACGATTAATATTGGTGGTGGTATACTGGGTGGTATGGGAGAAGATTGTATTACTTTCTCTTCTTCTTATGATTCTTCAACATTTAAATTAAACATGAATGATGTACCTGAACTTCCTAAAGCACCAACTAATGAAAATGGTTTTTGGAAGTATCATGAGGATGTAATCCTCAAAGAGATTCGTGATTATCTTGGTGGCACTTACAATGCTCACTATGCCTCTCAAGAATCTAAGACTCAGACTCTTGATTTGATTGAAGGTATTGGTGATGCAGAACCTTTCTGTCGTTCTAATGCAATCAAGTATCTCTCTCGGTTTGGAAAGAAGAATGGTAAATCCAAACAAGATATTCTGAAAGCAATTCACTACTGCATTCTTCTCTATCACTTCGCTGGCCTTTGTAATGAAAATACGGAACCCTATGAAACTTTCTGATAAAACTCTCTCTGTTCTCAAGAACTTCTCTTCTATCAACCAGTCTATTCTGTTCAAAGAAGGTAGCAAACTTCGCACTATTAGTGTGATGAAGAACATCCTTGCAGAAGCAACCATTACTGAGGAGTTCTCCAAAGATTTTGGTATCTATGACTTGAATCAATTCTTGAATGGTTTGACTCTTCACCAAAGTCCTGAACTTGATTTTGGTAACGATGGTTATGTCGTTATCCGTGAAGGTAAAATGCGTTCTAAGTATTTCTTCGCAGATCCTAATGTAATCGTTACTCCTCCCGACAAAGACATTACTCTTCCCAGTGAAGATGTTTGCTTTGAAGTGAGCACTGAACAACTGGACAAACTGCTCAAAGCAGCAGCAGTGTATCAACTTCCTGATATCTCTGCCGTTGGTGAAGCTGGTGTTGTCAAACTGGTTGTTCGTGATAAGAAGAACGAAACTTCTAACGACTTTGCAATTGTTGTTGGGGAAACTGATTCTGAGTTCTCTTTCAACTTCAAGGTAGAAAACATCAAAGTTCTTCCTGGAACTTATGAGGTTGTTGTTTCTAAAAAACTCCTGTCACGATTTGCTTCTAAGAATCACGATCTTACTTACTATATCGCTCTGGAACCTGATTCCACGTTTGCTTGATGAGACATATCCTCTTTACATTGAAAGGTTGCAATGTTGAGTTGATGGAGGATGAAAATTACATGAGAAAAATGTTGTATAATGCAGCAAAGGAATGTAATTCAACCCTCCTTAACCTGTCTGTTTACAAGTTTGAACCACAGGGTTTCACTGGTATCGCTATGCTTGCTGAGTCTCACATCAGTATTCATACTTGGCCAGAAAAAGGCATGGCAGTATGTGACGCTTTTACCTGTGGCGATCACACTACACCAGAAAAGGGTGTAGAATATATGCAAAAGATGTTGGAATCAACCGACATCATTATGAATGAATTTATTCGTCCTTTAGAATGAACATTTTTGTAACATCTCCTAATCCCTGGACTTCTGCAAGGGTTCTTCCTGACAAGCATATTGTC